ATGTTTTAGTTGTTAATTTAAATACCATACCAATACAACTAATAAAGAATATGAAAAAAGAAATAAAGAAATAGATATAGAAAGAGAAAGGAAAAGAAATGAAAAAAGTTAAATTAGAATCTAATGAAATAGAACTTGCTTTAAATGTAGCTGCTAAAAGATTTATTGGTAATGTTAAAATGGGTAAGGGTTTTTCTTATGGCTATCAAGGAGATTATAAAAAACAACTTGGCGATTCTTTCTTAGGTGCTTTAGGTGAGGTGGCTTATGCTAAATCATCTAATTCATTTTATAATGGTTCTTATACTGACAACCTAGAAAGATATAACGACTCAGACTTTCAAAATAATATTGAAATAAGATGCCAAGAAAAAAAAGATTACAACTTTCTTTTGATTAGACCAGGAGAGAAAAAAGGAAAATATATTTTAGTTATCCATGAAGGTGATTATGAATTTTCAATATTAGGTTGGTTTCTTTTTATAAATGATATGCCAGAACGATTAACTAACTTTGGTTACAACAATAGACCTGCGGTTTACAAAGTAGATATTAAAGAACTTTATAATATAAATGACCTCTAAAGTTGTAATTAATTATGTATAGTTTATTGACTATTTTTGTATTATGAGTATTAAAAACACTATGAAAACAATTGGGAAAGAGTGGACAAAAAAAGAAGAAGGTGGAATGTTTACAGCTGACCACTTATCACCATCACAACTAAATAAAAATATAGATCAATGGTTTAATGATTACTGCGTTTTAACTGCTGCTCAAAGAAAAGCATTAATGAGCAATCTTAAAATGGATTTTGGCGGTTATGTTGGTCAAGCATTACAAGACATAATAGTTTACGATTTAACCATAGACGAAGTTATGAAAGGAAAAAAATGAAAAATTTAAATCCAAAAAAAAATAAATTTCATAAAGGAAATAATGTCGATGGTAAACATTATTGGCTTACTCCAGATAATTTAATGAAAGAACTTAATGATGAATTTAAGTTTGACTTTGATCCATGTCCATATCCTAAACCAAAAGATTTTGATGGTTTAACTAATGAATGGGGTAAATCAAATTATGTTAATCCACCCTTCGGATCAATCATACATGAAGGAAAAAAGAAAGGTGCTACAGCTTGGGTTAGAAAAGCTATAAAAGAATATGAAAAAGGAAAAGATGTAGTTTTTGTATTTCCAGTAGATAAATGGATTTTGATGATGGTAAAAGCTGGAGCAGAAATCAGAAACTTAGGTGATGTAAAATGGTTAGCAACAGAAGATAAATCAGAAGGTAAAGGTACAGGAAGACATATAGCCTGTTTTATATTGAAAGGAAAAAAATGACCGATAAAATAATGCAAGAACTTGCAAAGCTACAAACAGAGAACAGAAAAAATAGAGAACAAATTAAAGGTTATGTTCAAAAGTTGTTAAGCAGAGATGAGGAGATTGTTAAACTAAAAAAACAAATAAGCGACAACGAACTTAAAGAAAAAATGGTTGCTAAAAATAAAAGCTATTTAGAATTAAAAGCTATTAAGGATGTAGAACAAATAAAGGAAAATCGTAAATTACAGGAAGGAAAACATGAAACTAAGACCACAAACAGAAGAAAAAAGTAAAGGCGGAATGAAAGAAAGAAGACAGATTTGTCTTAAAAATATTATTAATATTCCAACAGTAAATATTAAAGGAAAGAAATATTCTACAGTAAACGAAAGACTTAAACATTTATTAGAGTATTTTCCAGAAGCTAGATTAAATGAAGAAGTTTTATTCCATGATGCAGATAGAGTTATAATGAAAACTGAACTTTATATTTCTGATACTATTTATGCAGTAGGTCATGCAGAGGAGTTTAGGAATAGTTCATTTATAAATAAAACAAGTGCATTAGAAAATTGCTCCAGTTCGGCATTAGGAAGATGTTTGGCTGCCTTTGGTCTATCAGGATCTGAGTATGCTAGTGCAGAAGAATTAGTAAACGCTTTGAACAACCAAAGTACAAATAGTCAAAGCACAACTAAAAAAGTTTCAATTGAGGATGAAATTAAAAAGCAAACAACCGAAACTAAGTTGACAGCTTTATATTCTAATTGGAAAAAGAATAACAATTCAGACGATAAAATTGAAAAGTTATTTGAACAACAACAACAAAGCATTAAAACCAATGGAGGACAAAATGCAAAACAATGGTAGTGGTAAGCAAAAGGATTTCGTTTTATTTCCTTATGATGCCAACAATGAAAAAGCCATCAAAATTGATTTCTCAGGAAATGTAACTTTGGATAATGGTAATAAAGGAACGATACTTGGAACTAAAGCAGCATCTAAGGATGGTAAAACTAAATTTGTTAGAGTCTTTGCTCAAATAGGAGTTCTATTTAAAGGTGATGACAAGTTTACTGGTGAAATGAATTATCCAGATGCCGGTGGTCAAAAAGGTTTAATTGGTTGGTTAAACGATGAAGGTACTATCTTGTCAGGCTACAAGAATGAGTACAAACCAAAACAAGCTAAAACACAAAGTAAAGAAATACCCTTTTAATTAGTGAAGGTTATTTATTTAGTTTTAGTCATCTTTACAAGTAATGGGAATTTAAAGTATGAAAACATACCTTATCTTAGCTCCCAAAATCCTGTTACTTGTGAGGAGATTTTTAACAAAACTATTAAATATGTTAATAATCCTAATTACAAAGAAGGTAATGGTGAGGTTTGGGTGTTAGTAAAATATAAAGATCAAAATGTAATTGCACATTGGTGTAAAGATACTGAAGGAAACTATGTCAGATAATGTTAAGTTTATAAGTGAGATAGAAAGATTATTAAAAGAAAAACAAGATGATTATGGAGAGTTTGACCATACATCTTATATTATGTCAGGTATTTTAGAAAAATATTTATCAGTACATAACAATTGTGAGGTCAAAGTACCTTTAAAATTGTTTGGTATTTTTATGATTTTTTTAAAACTTTGGAGAGTTATGCAATCAGAAAACTATAAAAAAGATAGCTTTGACGACATAAATGGCTATGCAGAACTGTTAAGGAGGTTAGTTTTAAATGAACAAGATAGAAAGAGGTAAAAGACCGATGACTCCTAAAATGATGAAGCTATTGCAATTCATTAAAAATTATAATAAAAAATACAAATATAGTCCAACTTTTTCAGAAATGGCGAAAGAGATGGGTTATAAAAGCAAAAACTCAGTTAGTGCTTTGGTGTTAAAACTAGAGCAAAGAGATGAATTAAAAAGAGATTACGCAGGATATAGCAGAAACATAATATTAAATGGTTAAAGTAATCAAAAAATCAAACTTAGAACTAACTGTAGATTTTGAAGAAATTTTTGATGGTGCTACTGTGGAAGAAGCTACAGAGAAAGCACATAATCAAAAAATGCCTAGTGAGTTTGCCAAAGCAAATATCACCGATAACAAACTTATTAGTGCAAATATTAAAATTATTGGTGAGGAGAATAATGAGCTTAAGAAATAGCAACATTAGATTGTACACTAAGCTAGATAATGCACACAAAAAGATTATGGGTGCAAAAGATAAAGGAAGACAATGTGTACATACTCTGCAAGAGTTTAAGGAATATAATCAATTGTTCCGAAGAATCGTTGAAGCAGAGAATAAAGATGCTAGATTTTTATATACTTAATTGAGTATATAGGAAAAGTTGCATAAATACTTAGGGGATTCTATACTCTAAATTAAAGGAAGGAAACAAAATGAAACTATCAAATAAAGCTAAGAAAAACTTTGAGGAAGATAATCAATTCTATATTGATTTAGGTAAAAGATTAAGACAAGCAAGAAGAACTAAGGTTAATGAATTTACTGGTAAAGAAACTATTATTCCATTAACTAAAGTTGCTAAAGCTCTAAAGAATACATATCAACAAATAGGAAAATATGAAAAAGGAGAGAACAGAATTCCTTTGGTCAACCTTGTAAAGATAAGTAAATTTTTAAAAAAACCATTAAGTTATTTCTTAGACGACTATAAAGAATTAGATGTAGTGTCAGAAGAATTTAATATTGCTTTTGAAAATGAAAAAAACAAAATCTTTGAGGCTAAGCAAAAAGAGGAAAGTCAATAATGTTTGTTCCGGTAGAGGAGAAACTTAAAAAATTTGTTCCAGAATTAAAAGACGAAGATGAGTTTAATCATTACAAAAGTATCATAAGAGATATGATTGCTAATGGTCATGCAGCTCACCAATCTATTCCTGGTTATGAAACTTGTAAACCTGAGATAGAGGCTTTTAGATGGTTTGATGGAATAAATATTCCTGTTCATGGTTACTGCGATCTTAAAGGAGATAAACTTATTATTGAGGATAAGTGTAAATTTCCTAGAAAAGGTATTGTCAAAAAAGATGGTACTAGGTCTTGGCTAACCAAGAAGCTACCGGAAACAAGTCCAGAGCCTTTTCATTTATTGCAAATAGATTTTTATTATTCAGTATTCAAAGTGCCAGTTTATCTTTGTTATATTAATGAGAAATCTTACAAAGTATTTCATGCAGGTAATTGTGAGGAACTTAAACCAGAAAATATAGAAAAAAGAATACCTAAGATAATTCAAAGATGTAAGATAAGACAGAACCTAGTAAGTCTTAGCAACGATCCTAAAGTAGTAAAAGATTATATTCAACCACAATTCGATCATTACTTTTGGAAAAGCGAAGATGGAAATTATCTTAAAGATGCTATGAATTTTTGGGAAAGTTAATTCTTTTTCGAATCACTTAATTTTTTAAAAAACACTCAGATCACATTTTGTTACAACGCCAATGCTAATTAATTTAATGTGGTGCGACAGAAATGTCGATTACTATTCAATAAAAATAAAAAAAAAATTACCTTAAAATCCAAAAAAGCTTTTTCTTTCAGTTTATACATCGCACCAATCAATAATAATTTTTTCAAAAAAAACATTTTACTCACTTTTAGACGATTTCAAAAAAGTGCGTATGATAGAATATATTTATAAAAGTTTTTATGAGAAATTTTTATTAGTGATTAAAAAATCACTTAGCTATTAAACATTGTGAATAGAGTTATGTTAGTTCTTGGAATAGGAGTCTTATGTCAACAAACATAAAACAGTTCATAACTAATCTTGATAGCAAGATGGCTACTCTTGATAAAATTATGAATGAGAAAAAAAAGTACAATGAATGTAATAACACTTTACCTAATAATCTTCCTTATATTACTAGAGAAGAATGTCAAAAAGCATATTCTTTATTAATTAAAAAGTTTGGAAGAAAACAAACCAGACATCCTTATAAAGATGAATGGGTTAAGAAAAAAATGGCAGTTAGAAAAACTAGACCATTTGGTTCAAAAACTTGGAACATTTATACTAGAAAATGTTGGGTTTGTTTATCAGGTGATCCAAGTCAATTACACAATGGTTGGAGAAGATTAATCCATGATGTATCTCACATGGTGCATAGATG